GCCCAGCATGCAACGCCGAAACCTCGGTGACAGACAAACGCGGCCCGCGCCGGCGCCGGGAGTGCCGCAACGGCCACCGCTTCACGACCAACGAGGCCATCACCAGTGGTGTACGCCTGAAGGCCGACGAACCAGCACCTGCCCCGCCTGGTGGCCTTTTGGCTGCGGCGTGGCACTCACCCGTTCCCAGCAACAACGAGAAGCCCTGAAGGGCCTGGAAGACGCCCTGTTCTGACCCACGAAAGGAATCACATGGAACCGATAGACCAACTGGCCACTGAATGGGCCATCGCCAAAGAGAAAGAAGACGCCGCCAAGGCCGAGCGCATCGACATCGAGGAGAAGCTCCTCAAGCTGCACCCGGCCAAAGAAGAAGGCAGCGAGTCCTTCAGCACGCCGGCTGGCGCCAAGATCACGCTGACTGGCCGCGTTACTTACAAGGTGGACATCGACAAGCTGATCGCCCTGACGGGCGCTTGGCCCGATGACGTGCGCCCGGTTAAGACCAAGGTCGAGGCCGATGAGACGCGCCTGAAAGCCATCCGCAACGAGAGCCCCAAGCTCTGGGGGCAGATCGCCGCCGCGGTGGAGACGAAGCCGGCCAAGACCGGCGTCAGCATTAAGTGGAGAGAGTGATGGCTACATCAAAGCAAACCCTTAATGTGTCATTTGAATATGTCACACCCGAAAAAGCCGCCGCATGGCTTGCAAAACTTGACCCTTTGCAACGCAAACTCCGCGACAGCAAAGTACGTCATTTTGAAAGCATGTTGCTCCAAAAAGAACTGAAATGCACGCATCAAGGATTACTTATCAGCGAGCATGACACTTTGCTTGATGGCCAACACAGGCTGCAGGCCATTGTGAACACTGGCATTACTGCACAACTCATGGTTACCAGGGGGGCTTCTCCTAGTCTGATTCAGTTTCTTGATGGCGGAACACCTAGAACTGACGCTGACAGGCTTAATTTGAGCCGTGACGTTATGGCCGTTGCCAATTGCATAGCAAGATTTGGGCGCCCAAACTACGAGGTGACTATATCAACCAAGCAAAAGGTTATGGATGCCGTTGGAGACAGAATTCAACATCTCCGCGATTACGCGCCAAGTTTTGTAAAAGGCATAACAACGGCTCCTGTTCGTGCCGCAATTGTGTTGCGAATGGCATATCCAACAAACAAACAACACGCCATGTCACAGTACAAGGCCGTCTCAATTCAAGATTACGCAACGTTTTGCCCGTATGTTGCCGAATTTAACAGGCAAGCATTACGAGGAGCAACACATCATGGCGCAATTTCAAACGACGACATGTTTATACGTGCTTGGCTGGCTTTTGATCATCGAAGCGCAGACAAACGAATCTTGCTAATTCGTGATACTGAAGCTCGAAGGGAGGAGTTGTTTTCTGAAATCCGGTTGCAGATTCCTGCTCTTGGTTCAAAAGGCAGTGCTTTTGCAGACAAATGAAGGAGAACATCATGGCCTTTAACCTCGCTTCCATCTCCAAGACCCGGCGCCTGCGCGCTCCCAAGGTCGTCATCGCCGGACCCGGCAAGATCGGCAAGACCACCTTCGCCGCCAGCGCCCCCAACGCGGTGGGCATCCTGACTGAGGACGGCGCCGACGCAGTGGACGCCTCAGCCTTCCCGCTGGCCTCAAGCCTGCAGGAGGTCTACCAGGCCATCGGCACCCTGCTGAAGGAAGAGCACGACTTCAACACCGTGTTCATGGACTCGCTCGATTGGCTTGAGCCCCTGGTGCACGCGCACGTCTGCGAGCAGAACAAGTGGGCCAGCATCGAGGCGCCGGGCTATGGCAAGGGCTACCTGGCCGCGGCTGATGAGTGGCGCGTGCTGCTCAACGGCCTGGAGGAGCTGCGCCAGCGCCGCAACATGGCCGTGATCTTGATCGCGCACGACAAGATCAAGCGCTTCGAGTCACCGCTGCACGACGGCTACGACCAGTACGTGCTGAAGCTCCACGACCGCGCGGCCGCCCTGGTGCAGGAATGGGCCGACGTCATCGGCTGGGCCAACTACCGCGTGGTCACGACGCAGACCGACGCCGGCTACGGCAACAAGGAAACCAAGGCCCGCACGACGGGCGACCGCATTCTCCATGTTGAACCTCACCCCGCCCATATGGGCGGCAACAGGTTTGGCCTGAAGAACATGCCCCTGTCCTGGGAGGCATTCGCAGCCGCTTTGGCGGCCTCACAAACCTGAACCGAGAAGACCATGCCCCTGTACGTCGTCACCGACACCGCCAACGCAAAGACACGCCTGGTGGACGCCCAGAACCCTGCCCGCGCCCTGCGCCACGTCACCAGCACGCAATTCGGCATCAAGGCCGCCAGCGCTGGTTTGGTGGCCAAGCTGATGGGCGCCGGCATCCAGCTGGAAACCGCCACGACTGAATCTGAACCCCAACCCCAACCGGAAGGCTACTGAACCATGGCATCCCTAAACTTCAAGGCAAGCGCGATCCAGATCGAGGAGCGCATCACGTCCTACGGCCCGCTGCCCGCGGGTGAGTACGAGATGATGGTGGTCAAGTCCACCACCAAGCCCACCAAGAACGGCAACGGCGCCTACCTCGAGCTCGAGATGCACGTTATCTCGGGCGACCACACCGGGCGCCGGCACTGGGAGCGTCTGAACCTGGACAACCCGTCACTGCAGACCGTGAAGATCGCGCAGGAGCAGCTCGCACGCCTGTGCGTGGCCTTGGGCCTGGATGAGGTGGACGACAGCGAGCAGATGCACGACAAGGCCTTCGTGGCCGAGGTGGGCATCGACAAGAAGGACGACACCCGCAACGTCATCTGGAACTACCGCGCCATCACCGGCGCGCCTGTCAGCCCGGCCAAGCTCAAGAACACGCCGCCCCCGCCCGCTGCCGCGCCGGCCAAGGCTGCACGGCCTTGGGGTTGACCATGTCGGCGCTGCCTGAGTCTCCCCACACCACCGCGACGGCCATCGTCAAGTGGTACGAGAGCAAGCCCCAGGAGCACCGGCCGCACATGGGGGCCAGCCTCATCGGCCACCCGTGCGACCGCAACATCTGGATGACCTGGCGCTGGGTGCTCAAGCCCGAATTTAAGGGCCGCATCCTGCGCCTGTTCAGCACCGGCCAGCGCGAGGAGTCGCGCCTGCTGGAGGAGCTGCGCGGCATCGGTGCCCAGGTCTGGGACGTTGACCCCGAAACCGGCAACCAGTGGCGCGTGAGCGCGCACGGCGGGCACTTTGGCGGCAGCCTGGACGGCATCGCCAAGGGCCTGCCCGAGGGACCGAAGACGCCTGCGGTGCTGGAGTTCAAGACGCACTCACACAAGTCGTTCATGGACGTCGTGGCCAAGCGCGTGCGCGAGGCCAAGCCCCAGCACTACGACCAGATGACCGTCTACATGGGCCTGATGGAGCTGACGCGGGCGCTGTACATGGCGGTAGACAAGGACACCGACGACGTCTACGTCGAGTGGGTGGAGTTCGACCAGGCCCGGTTCGACCAGCTGCTGGCCCGCGCCGAGAAGCTCATCGGCATGACCGCGCCGCCTGACAGGCTCAGCGAGGATCCCACGCACTGGCAGTGCAAGTTCTGCGGGTTCTATGCGCACTGCCACCAAGGCGTGGCCGCGGAGGCCAACTGCAGGACGTGTTGTCATGCCTCGCCCGTTGAGAATGCAGCATGGCGGTGTGACAGCCACAACGAACACCTGACCGTGCAGGAGCAGCGCGAGGGCTGCGAGGACCACCTGATGATCCCTGGCCTGGTGCCCTACGCCGAGCCGGTGGACGGTGGCAGCACCTGGGTGGCCTACCGGCACCGGGAGTCGGGCAAGACGTTCGTCAACGGCCCGGCCGACATGCCGCACGACACCACCTACGGCCCGGTGTTCAGCAGCACCGAGCTGCATCGGTGCCCGGGTGCAGTGCTGCCCGACGCGGTGGAGACGAAGGCCGAGTTCCCTGGCGCCACCGTGGTGTCAGGCAGCGTGACCGCGCGCACTCCGTTCGATGACATGGAGTCGGACGACCTGGACGCGGCGCCCAGCAAGCCTGACCACCCGGTCAAGCGTGAAAGCCGCAAGCGCATCGCGGCCAGCATCAAGCAGCTGGAGGCGCTGCAGTGATCACCTGGCTCCTCCCCTACCTGCAGGCCCGCAGCGACGAGGTGGGCGAATGCTGGGAGTGGCGAGGGGCCGTGCAGCAGCTCAGCCGGGCCCCGGTCATGCGCCACGACGGCCGGCCCCAGGCCGTGCGCCGGGTGATTGCGCAGACCCTCGAGATGAAGGTGGAGGGCCGCTACGCCACGTCTCGCTGCTGCAACCCGCTGTGCGTCAACCCCGAGCACGTCATCACGGTCACGCGCCAGCAGCTGCAGCAGCGCACCGCCAAGGTGACGCAGATGCACACCAACCCGGCCCGGTGCAGGAAGCTGGCCCAAAGCGCCAGGCGCAAGGGAAAGCTGACCGAGGCCCAGGTGGCCGAGATCCGCGCCATCGACGGGATGAAGCAGCGCGACATCGCGGCCCTGTACGGCATCACCCAGTCTACGGTGTCGGCCATCCGGCGCGGCGTCAAGTGGAAGGACTACAGCAACCCTTACTTGCAACTGATGGGAGTGAACAGATGAGCATCAGCATTGAGGCGCACGACCGGATCTGCCAAGACTTGCACCAGCAGATCCGCAGCCTGATCGTGGAGAACGAGGAGCTCCGCGCCGCGCTGACGCAGCCCAACGAATGCCGCTGGCT